AAATTAATCTCCAAGGATATGGCAATGCGTGAACTACCATTTACAGTTAACGTAACCCAAGAACTTGAGAAGATTGAAACAGAAAAGATGCGTGACTCGCTTCTTAACTCTGTAAGTGCATTGACTCAAGCCATTCCTACAATGGCTGCACAAGGTCAAGATGTTTCCGACATCGTTCTAAAGATTGCTGAAGTAATCAAGGCTCGCCAAAAGGGACAAGCATTGGAAGATGCTATAGGCGCAGCCTTTGCACCGAAGCAACAAGTTCCTCCTGCTGGAACTGCTGCACCTATGGTAGAGCAACCGTCCCCTGCTCCCAGCACTGGTCCAGTAGGAGGCGCTCCTTCTCCAGAGGGCGCAGGTCCTGCACCACAAGAGATGGCTCCACAAGGTCGTCCAGACATTCAAAGTATTTTATCAAGTCTAACTAGCGCAGGTGGCGCTAATGCAAGCGTAAGAACTATTAATCGTCAATAAGAAAGTAGGGGACAATGACTACAATTATTGGCGTGCAATACGAAGACAGTTGTGTATTAGTAGCAGATAGCCTAGTAAGTGATGACAGTGGGCGACAATGGTCCCACCCAAATATGACAAAACTTAATAAGCGCGGAGTATTTATAATTGGTGGTAGTGGTGAAGTTGCACCTTGCGACATAGCCCAGCATTTATGGAATCCGCCAACATTAACTCCAAAAGATAAAAAAGATATTTACCATTTTATGATTACGAAGGCTATGCCTTCTCTTCGCTCTTGTCTTAAAGACAATGGTTATAACTTTGATGAAGCACAAGATAAAGACTCAGGTCCAAGATTTCAATTTTTAATTGCTGTCAATGGTCAACTATTTGATGTTGATGAAGATTTGTCAGTAATGCGAAGTGGGGATGGATTTTACGGAGTAGGTTCTGGAGCACCAATTGCGCTAGGCGCATTGTATGCGGGAGCCGAACCACTTCAAGCAGTAGAGATTGCAACTAAATTAAGTATTTATTCAGCGGGTCCATTCCAGATGGAAACGCAATATTCTAAATAGGAGTTCAAATGGGTGGTAAAGGTAGCGGCGGTTTCCGCGAGAAAGCATCACAGAATAATCCTATGAATATTTCTGCCACTGGTGGCGATGGACAAAGTGGAAGAAACTACACAGGTTTTGGATATTCAAAAAACAAAGAGATTAATGACCAAAAAGGGGGAGCATATATGCAAGGACAAGTAACGCCTCCTTCAATGCCAGACATTCAAGCAGCACCACAGGGACAACCAACTGGAACTCCATCAAGACTTATGGGTATGCCATCATTGGATGAACTTGAACCATCAGGTCTACCTATAACAGATGGTGTTGATTTTGGTCCAGGACGTGGTTCAGAGGCTTTGCCTAATAATATTAATCCAGATTTTCGTCCAATGGAAAATGCTGATTTAATTGCAAAATATTTACCTGACTTAATCAATGCTGCTCGTGTAGATGGCGCACCTGATTCATATAAAAGACTTGTGAATAAACTAAAAGGGATGCTTTAATGCAATGGCAAGAGAATACATTCTTTGACCATTTAGATAAATTTGGAAACTCTCTAGGTGCGGATAACTTTGGCATTGCTTTTTGCTTGTCAACTGTTAAATGGGAATCAGCCCAAGATAGAGATACCTTTATTAAGTCATTAACTGGAATTGACCCACAGGGTGGTTCTGAATCTAATTTTAATCCAGGAAGCGTGGTGAAGTAGTGTCATTTTGGAAAGACTTCACAGACGAACTTGGTGGCATAGCCAAAGAAGTTGGGCGTGCATTAATTCCTGGTATGGCATACAAAGAGGGTATTGCTGCTGTTGCTAAAACTCCTGTAGGAAAATTTGCTGGCAAAACAGTTTCTGGTATTGGCGAAGGTTTATCTGCCGCTGGAGTTAACATCCTTAGCCCGAATGCTGGCAGAACTCAGGCTTTAGCCAGTTTTGCAACAGGTCAAGCAATTCAGCCTATTATAGCCTCAAGTGGTGCTCAATTAACATCTCAGGCTCAAGCAGCAATGACAGATATTACAACTAATACTGCTGCTAAAAAAGCAAAACAATATGACCCACTTTTAGTTATTGGCGAAGCCGCTGAGAAAAAAGTATTTAGTCCTTATGTAAAGCGCCCAATTGCTGCAGCAGCATTAGTTACTGACCCAGATAGTCCTTTGTATGATGCTGGCACTTATGGTGAAGGTTTTCAATTTTCAGATTTACAGGCTGCTTACGAAAGAACGAAAGATGTTTCTCTTGGTGTAGCACTTACTAAATCATATCTTAACCCTTGGCATCTTACTGGAATATCAGACGCTATTCTTGAAGATGGCGGAGTTGATATTAATAAAGTAAATCTTTGGGATGATAAAGATGTCCAAAAGAATTTTGTTGACAATGTAACTGGCAGATATATGTCTGGCATAACAGATGCTCTTATTGGTAATGTTGCAATATTTGCTGCAACTGGTGGAGCAGTAAAAGGTGCTGTTGCCGTAGGTGGTAAAACAGGACTATCCACTACTCTAAAAAGTATTACAGATTTTGAAGCAAGAATAGATGAGCATTTGGCTGGAAAAACAACAGTTATTGGAAACGATATAACTCGTCTTGCTGCATCTAAAGATGTAAATGAAATAATAACTATATTAAAGCCTCACACAAATAATCCTAGAATAATAAATTTAATTAAAGATACTGAAAGTCCAGAAATAGTTCGTGACTTTATTCTTGCCGACAAAGGCTATGCTCCAGCAATTGCGCGTCTTACTGACGCTAAAATGTCTGATGACTTGTGGGTTTTAAGTGGTGCTAAAACAGAACTTCAAGCAGATTTTATTGCAACTGGAAAACTTCGCACACATACATACGAACAACGTCAAAGAATTGCTGCAGCATTTGATGATGCTATTGCTAAAAATCCAAAGCACCAAGAAATTTATGATGCTTTCTTACAGGATAGAACAATCCTTGAAGTAACTCCTGCACTTGCTGCTCGTGGCGTTAAAGTCGGAGATATTGATTCCGTTCCTCGTATGTCTGGTAAACTTTACCAACCGCCTGAGCCAATCCTTGGCAGTGGAACATACGCAAAAGTTCGTAGTCGTGTATCAGAACTAAAGGCAGCCACCGCATCTCGTGATTACACAAATGTTGGTGGATGGACACAGCAAATAGTTGGTAAGTTTGGCGCACCAACAACATTAATTAAAATTGCTACAACCAGAATGCCTCGTGGTTTAGTAACAAATTCTGGTCTGCGTCCGATGGATGCTGTTGAAGAAATCAATGCTCATCTTGATGACCTTAAATTATTTACTAAAGGTTCAAATCTTATTAAAATTTCTCAGACTGAAACTATTTCAGTTTCTGAATATAGAACTAGAATTATCAGTGACTATCTTTCTGCTGGTTCCGATGGTGCTCGTGGTCTTATCGTAGACAACTTAAATGAAAAATTAATTCGTGACGTTGCTAGAACCTACGGTGTAAAACAATCAAATGTTGATGAACTTGTTGAAGAATCTATGTATAATCTTCGTGGTTTCCATAAGGGACTAGAAGAGGGTTATGCTATGGACCCATCTGGTATAAGATATGTTACAGATGAACTTACTCAACGACAACTAAGAAACTCAACACCACTTCTTAATGTTGGAGCAATTGAACGCGACATTTTACGAGCACAAAATGTTTGGAAGCGTGGACAGCGTGGTGTTGTTAGAGCGACAGATTTTGTTTATGAGGCTGGAAACAGAGCGTTCTCATTTACACAATTGGTCCGTCCAGCATATATTACCAAGAACTCAATTATTGAACCAGCAATGGTGTCAATATTATCTCAAGGTTCAAGGGCTATTACAGCAGAGTTTTCAAGTGGTATAAAAAATGCTATTCAAAATAACAAGACTCGTGTTTTGCGCGGTATTGATGCAAGTCAGAACCTTACATCTTCAGCAAAACGAGAACTAGCAAAAGATTTTAATTTGCTTTCAAAAGAATATTCAGATGCCACAGAACTTCTTGATGAGCATATAGCAGAATATATTAAATTCTTTGATGACCCAATGGGTCGTTCTCCACAGACAAAAATTGAATATGCCGATATTGTAAAGCGCGACTTAGCCGCTGCAGAAAAGTATCTACGCAGTATTGAAGAAAAACTAAATGCTGCTGCTCCTGAGTTTACTAGACAAATATTAAAGCAACCTAGTCTTTATAATTTAACTCGTAGATATGAATATCTCAAAAAGTTAGATGACCCAAGATATGCTTCTGAACTGGCTAATGCTAGAGCAACAATAACAAAGGCTGCTGGAGATATTGAAACTCTTGCTCCAAATCTCAAGGCTATTGATTCAGATATTGCTTTAGCATATAAAAACCTAGAAGAAAAAATTCAAGGTTTTGGTAAACTTCACGCTGATAAGGCTGACTTGTTTATGGTTTCTGATGGAAGAACTATAAACTATGGAAGTCAAAAGCCATTTACTGCGGTTATGGATAATGGTGAAAAGATTGAAGGCATTCCACAATTTGGTGACAAGAATTTCCTAGGTGATGGATACCAAAGCGAAGTTGCTAACACTCATACCCGTCAAATTGAACTGACTGGAGATAAACTCTTTGCACAAAAAGTTAATATATTTAGTCGCAAGGGTCCACAGGCAGTAACTGACATATCAAGTCCTCATTACTTTGATGAACTTGCATTTGTTGTAAATAACTATATGCGTGGAGATGTCCTTGTGGACAAGATTCTTGCTGGAGCAACTCGTGCTGAACTACTTGCCTGGGGCAAGACTCGTCAGGCTCGTTCATATGCTTATGAATTTGGTAAGACTGAAAGCGACATCGTTGATATTATAAATAACCAAATTGGTTATGTTAATAGATACCTTCCATCAGCAGAAGCACAACGCATTGCTGGTTTAGGTGCAGTTGATTCTAAGTCTTTGGCTAAGATTCTTGCAGACGAACCACAAGCACTTACTCCTATTCAACCACTTGAGGTTGCTTACTCAGTAAAAAGCGCTGGTGCTACACGCTTTGTAGATTTAGTTGACCAACTTAGCGCTAAGGCTTGGACTACTCTGGCAAAGCCAGAAAATATGTTCCGTTATGCCTGGGCAAGCACTGAGTATAAAACAATTATGACAGATAAACTTAAGTCTTTATATGCTATGGGTTATGATGTTGATGCAACTGTAATCAATGGCATTAGAACATCTGCTGCAACTGAGGTTGTTCAGAATCTAGAGAAGACTTTCTACTCAATCCGCCGCGCTAACCGCGCATTGTTTATGGCTAGAACCGTAGCAGCATTCCCTACTGCAGCAGCAAGTGGTATCTATCGTTATTCAAGACTAGCAGTTAAGAATCCTGCACGCGCTGGTGGATTCTTAAATAGTTACTATGGACTTTACAATTCATTTGGTGTCGACAAGTATGGCAACCCAGTTGAAAATGTATTAGATGCGGAATATCTAGTTGTTCCTGGAACTAAAGAAATGACAAATAGTTTTGGTGGACAAGGGCTTAAGTTCCCAATTCGAGCCACTACATTTATGGTCAACTTTGCTGGTCCTTCTTGGATTGTCCCTATACCAATGGGCGTTCTATATAGTGCCAAAAAGGGTTCTGATAAAGAAGTAAAGAAACTTATTGATAATACAATAGGTAAGATTCCAGGGTATTCATATGATGAATTATTCCCATACGGAGTTGAAACAAGCGTTGGGGCTAACGTCCAACGTGCAGTAACTCCAGGTTGGCTACCAGCATTGCGTAAGTATCTATCTCCAAACGGTGATGGAACAGTTGATTGGATGAACTCAGTTTCATCTGAATTCAAATACCAACAGATTCTTTATGACGCTGGTCTTGGTCCAGAGCCAACATCTAATAGCGTAATAAAGCAAGTGAGAAAGAATTACTTTACTAAGTTTCAATGGCAATTTGGTTCTATAATTGGAACACCTGCCTATGTCGAAACTAAACCAGGCAATGTATTTTCAGACCTATTCAACTCAAAGGCTAATGCCTATGTTGCAGAAGGTAAGTCACGCACAGAGGCTGCAGACCTAGCAGAACAAGATGTCAACCAAATGCTGCGTCTTCCAAAAGGAACTATTAGCCAGGATGTATTAAGACTTAAGTCTTTATCTAAATCTATCTATGCTCCTAGCAGTCAAGAAACAGTTAGCCGTATCTGGGTAGACCATAAAGATTTGGCTAAGAAGTTAGAACTGTTAGAGCCAGGTGGTTCTTTAGTTGGTCTTATGACCGCAGACATTCCTTATGGAACTGATTCTCAGGCTGGTAAATTCTTAAGCGACCCTAATACGACACTTCCTGGTGGAACTATATTAAACAAGCCAGTTAAATCTATTGAGAAAATGCAACGAGATTTAGAAGTATCGCAGTATTGGAAAGCGTATACCGACTTAAAGAATACATATAATATAGCAGCACAAAAGGCTGACTATGCTAGTTACCGTAGCGTTCCTGAACTTGTAGCAGAACTTAAAAATTATGCAAAGGTTCTAGGTAAAGCAAGCCCACAATGGAACACAGCCTATCTAAAGAGTGCATCTGGAGATAATGCTGCGGTTCAAGCCGCTGGAATACAAGTAGTTCTAAACGATAAGTCCTATATGGATAAGTTTGGTAGCACTCAATTCTGGACACACGCCCAGGCTTTCATTCAATATAGAGATTCTTATGCAAAGTTATATGCAGATGTTCCATCTGGCTACAAAGGAAAAGTATCAGATGCTTGGTTGGCTTACCTAGAAAAAACTAGAGAAGATTGGGACCCAGCATTGGCAAATATTATTGATAGATATTTCCTAAATGATAACTTAAAACAAACAAATATTAATACAAAGAAGTCGAAGGAGAATAAATAATGGCTCCAAAAAAACCGCCAGCACCACCCACATTAACCATTAATATTCCTCCAAAGGGTTCTAAGGCTGAGAAGACTTATCTATGGTCAACTGATGCTAAAGGCAATATTGTTAAGGTTGAGTCAAGCACTGCCAAAAGGTCTTACGCTCTTCTTCCACAAGAAACTCAAGTAGCCCTTACCCAGTATCTTCTTGCTACTAACGTAGTTCCAACTGACTCTGCTCGTAAATCTTTATGGAGCAAAATAGTAGATGGTGCTATTGTTGAATACAAAGGCGGAAGACAAACTACTCCAGTTGAGGTTCTTGCAGACCTACTTAACAACAACCCTAATGTTGCTGGTGTAACAACCACTGCAAAGATTGAATACACTCCAGTAATTGCAGAAGCAACAATTAAGAATGTTGCGATGGATATTGGCTTTGATATGACTCAATTAACTGAGGCTGATAAGCAAGACTTCTTGAATAAGATTAACCAGGCTGCTTCAGAGGGAACTAAAACAACTCAAAAGGTATTGACTACTGGTGGGTATGAAACCGTTACCACTCCTACCGTCTTTAATGCTAAAACATTTACTGAGAACTGGCTGTGGGCTAAGGTTAATATTGGTGATACAAAGGCTCTTCCAGCCAAGGCATTTACTTCGCTATCAACTGTAAGGAATGTTCTTCGTAACAATGGTATTGATTATCTAGGTGATAAAGAAGTTAATCAACTCGCTGTTCAACTTGCTTCTGGAGCAACAAGCGAAGCAAAGATTAAAGCAGACTATGCAGCACAGGCTGCAAAGAATTATCCACTATTAGCAGACCGTCTTGCTTCAACACCTGGAGCCACAGTCCGTGACCTAGTAACACCTTACCTAAGTGCCGTTGCTAAATGGTGGGAAATAGACCCAGACACAATTGACCTAAGTAATCCTGCAGTTGACAAGGCTTTACGTCCTGACGGAACACAAGGCAAAGCACCGATGATGAGTCTTGCAGATTTTACAACAATGTTAAAGATGAGTCCAGAGGCAGAGAAGACTACTTGGGCAAATGAATCAGCCCGTAGTGCAGCCACTGGTCTTGCCAGAGCGATGGGATTCGGTGTCTAGTATGGCAACTAAGAAACAGATTGCTGCTGTAGCAAAGCAACAAGCAGCAGTAGACAAGCAAATTAAAGAACTTCAAAAATCAACTGCTACCGCAAATACAGGTGGTCCCTTTTTAGGTGATATAGGTTTTCAAAATGCTGCCGCACAAGCAACTAAAGTAGACCCTGTTGCCGAAGCAAAAGCAGCATTAGATGCTGCAGCAAAATCTGGTAACTCTCAACAATATCAAGATGCACTTAGCAATTATAGAGCAACAACTACTACTCAACTTCTTGGACCTAAGCCACCAGAAAAACCAGGCTTTATGATTCAACGCGTAGGCAATGAATGGCGTTACATTTCTACCAGCACGGGTGGCGGTAGTGCTGGCACAGGCGGAGTTGGTGGAACTGAAACTGGCGGAGGAACAACTCCTACGATTCCTGCTGTAAAAACTGGACCAACACTTGCTATTGATACATTCAAAGCAACTCTTGCTTTATTCTTTGGGCAAGCAGAAATGGCAAAGCCTTGGGTTAATGAACTTTATAATGTAACCTCAAGGTATTACAAGACTGGTTCAACTATTGATGAATCATTTAATCTTGCTCTTCAAGACTCAAGAAACAATCCATCACTAACAGAATTTACAAAAAGATTCAAAGGAATCTATGCGCTTCAAGACAAGAAGGCTGCTGGACAAGCAGTAAGTGTTCCAACTATTGCTGAATACTATACTGCTCAAGCAAGGATGGGTGACGTAATACGTCAGGCTGGTCTAGGTTCTATAGCAACAGAAGATTACTTGGGTGAAGTTATTGGTAAAGGACTATCAGTAACTGATGTTGGAAATTATATTAGTGGAATTTATAATGAGATTCAGAATCTTCCAAAGGATATTAAAGATTCAGTAATGACTAACTATCCTAATATGGATAGCGTATCTCTAGCCAAGGCTATTCTTACTGGAGACAAAGGCTTTGTTCAACTTCAAAAGGAACTTACATCTCAAACAATATTTGGCGCAGCCAAGCGTCAAGGTCTTGCATATGACCCAGTTCTAAATCCAGGTGGAGTCACTATGGAAAGAGCAACTCAATATGCTGCCGAAGGATTAGACCTTGCAACAGGTCTTACTAAGTTTGGACAAGTTGCTGCTGCAGCACCAAGAGTTAATGTGCTGTCTGAATTAACTGCTAACAAACAATTGGCATTAACTCAAGCAGAACTTGAATCAGCCGTAATAGGAAAGAATGCATCTCAAATACGTAAGATGGAGCAACTAGCCGAAGAAGAAGCAGCCAGATACCGAGGCAGTTCTGGAACTTCAAAGGTATCCTTAAAAAGACCAGGCGGCGGTTTCTAAATAAATAGAATCCTGTGTGACCAACCAGCCCACACAGCGTAGAAGACTGGTAGCAAGAGCCAGACCGATTCCCCGATTGGGACCTGAGGCTTGCGATTCAAACGAATAGAAGGGTGGACAGTTGCTATGAGCAACAACTACTGGGATGATGACGAAGACGACCTAGATACCGACAATGATGTGCAATTGGACGGCAGTGACTTACTTAAAAAGTTACGTAAAGCCAAGCGTGCAGATGAAAAGCGTATCAAAGAACTCACTGAGCAACTTGAGGGATTTTCCAAGTCGCAGCGTGAGCGAACAGTCAAAGAAGTCCTAGAAAAACGCGGTGTTAATCCAAAGGCTATACGACTGATTCTGAAAGATATAGATGATGTTAGCGAAGAGTCAGTGAATAACTGGCTTGAAGATAACGGAGATTTATTCGGACTCAATGTTAGCCCCGAAGCACCTGCAGAAAATGATATTGACCGTGCCGCATTAAGGCAACAAGATATTGTGACACAAGGTGCATTATCACCAAACCGAGCAGATGATTATTTGATGAAATTAAACAACGCCGAAAGCGCTGAAGAAATCATCGCAATGATTAATGCTCAAAACTAATCATAGTTTCTAGTCACTTGGAGGTGACGCAATGGCATATGTATCAACAGCCTCAGATAATCTCGGAGGAACCGCTGGTGGTGCTGGTCTAGTTCAGAAGGCGTATGACCGTCTTCTAGAATTTGCTCTCCGTTCAGAACCCCTAATTCGTTCTGTCGCAGATAAGCGCCCAGCAAAGCAAGCAATCCCAGGTTCAACAGTCGTTCTACAACGCTATGTTGACCTATCAACAGCAACAACAGCATTAACAGAAACAACTGACCCAGATGCAGTAGCAATGTCTACACCAACATCTGTAACCATTACTCTTAACGAGTATGGTAACTCAGTTCTTGTTACTCGTGCGTTGGAACTCTTCAGCCTTGCTGATGTAGACCCAGCAATCGCTAACATTATTGCATTCAACCTAGCAGATTCTATTGACTCAGTTGCGATGACTACTCTTCGCGGTGGTTCAAATGTAATCTACTCAGGTTCAACTGCAACATCAACAGCAACAATTACTGCTGCTGCAACAATCTCTTCTGCAAACATCCGTAAGGCTGTTGCGAAGTTACGTGCAAACAAGTCAGTTGCTCGCAAGGGCAGCCTATACTGGGCTGGTATCCACCCAGAAGTTTCACACGACCTTCGCGCTGAAACAGGCTCTGCAGGTTGGTTGCTTCCAAACCAATACGGTTCTGCACAAGACCGCATCTGGGCTGGAGAAATCGGACAATACGAAGGTGCATACTTCGTAGAATCTCCACGTCTATACAACGCAACAGATGGTTCTTCATCAGCACGCGTTTATCGCACTATCCTTGCTGGACAACAAGCAATGGCAGAAGCCGTTGCTGAAGAACCACACGTAGTAATCGGACCAGTAGTTGACCGCTTAATGCGCCACCGCCCAATGGGTTGGTATGGCGTTCTAGGCTTTGCTCGCTACCGCGAAGAAGCACTATACCGAATCGAATCAGGTTCATCAATCGCATAGTTGATTGAAGGTAGACCAGGGGCTTCGGCTCCTGGTTTACATTGAGTCAACTAAGGAGAACTATGGCTAATTACACATTCAAGACACCAGTGGTTAAAGAAGCACCTATTGGTCTTCATCGCCTGTTCTACTTTTTCAAAGGCGACAAGGGAATAACAATCATCAAGAATGGTGGAACTTATTCTCAGGTTCGTTTTATACTAGACGAAACATTAGATGACTACACCGAAACTTATCGTGGTGGTTATGAGTATACAGTTGACGACACTACAAAGGCAGCACTTATTGCTGGTGGCGTAGGAGTCACAGAGGCAAACTTCACAGCACAATAGGGGACAATATGAAACACTGGGAATACCATCCAGTCTACGATGAGACTTGCTTCGGATGTAAAGCGGGAACGCTGCAGATGAACGCAGGAGATGCAACAAGAGATATACCAGATAAGAAATGGAAAGCAGAACTTGATGCCTACAGAGATGCTAGGGACCAAGGTATGCAACCAGCAGGAACAAGTATGCGACATATACAAGAAGCATACAAAGCATCAGAGACTTTGGGTAAAGCCTATAACTCAGAGACTATGCCTAAAGCAAAAGATATAAATACAAAATCCGTAGAAGTTCTCAAAGAGATAGGACAAATATAATGCCAAAAGTTGGAATGAAAGAATTTGCATACACACCAAAGGGTATGGCAATGGCTATTTCC